GACTTCGCCAGTCGTGCTGCCACTGACAGTATTGATTGAACCAGGAGCCTTCAGGCTTTGCCATGCAGATCCGTCCCACGCATACAGGCTGTTGTCATCTGTATCCAGCGCAAGCTGACCAGTAAACGCTCCAGAAGCAGGCAGTGTCGTGACAAGATCAACAGTTGACTCATCTGCCAACTTGGCTGCCGTCACTGCATCATCAGCAACCTTGGCTGTAGTGACTGCTGAATCGGCAAGGGCAGCAGTTGCAATATCACCAGCGGCAAACAGGATCTTCGCGCCAGGGATCGTATCGTCACTAATGACCGTGACACCATTGGCGATCAGATCAGAAACTGTGATCTTTTTCGTCTCACTTGCCGAGTCATCGACAATGGCCAGCTCATCAGCAGCTACAAGGTTTGCCCCTGCAAGAGCACTCAGTTCACTGATTTTAAGATCGGCCATGGATGAGCAGCCTCCAGGGGCTTAAACGTCAGAGCTTTCTAGCAACAGCTTAGCTGTGCCATCCTGATCCAAGAGTATGTCATCGCTGTTTTCCTGCAAGAGCTTGTCAGATGGCACCAGGCTGACTCTCAGGCGTATTTCACCAGTTGTGACAAAGTCAGCCGTAAATTGCACAGCAGTTGATGGACTGAACTGTGTAGCGCAAGCTGTTAAGACACCGTCGAATTCGTACCAGATCTCATCATTGGCATTTGCCGCTACGCCGCTTGGGTTATAGCCAGACGTTTTAAGATAAAACTTTGCTCTGAACTTACTGCCTACTTTTGTACGCAGAACAAGTTGCAACAAGTATTGCGGAACTTGATTGACTGTTTCGCCTGTATATTCCCAAAAGCAAGACATCCGGCCAGAGCCAGACATCAATGAACTGATTTGACTGCGAAAGTCGTCTGATAATGCTGTTGTGTCAACAGTTTCGCGCTGTGTATTCAGTTCAAAGCTATTGACCTGAGCAACAATTCTAAAATCTGAATCTTCAACTGATACTCTGATTGGTACATTTGCAGAAGGAACTGCAAGAGTGACTGCATCAGCTAACGCACCATTGATGGCATCGGCATAGCTAGTAAACAATCGAATTCCGCCAATATCGTCTACGTTGATAAACCGTTTAACGCCTGTTTTGTTGTAGCTATCAATAAAGGACAGCACAGAGCCATCAGTGCTTGTAATCTCAACCTGATCACCCGTTATCAACTGCCCACGCTGGAAATCAAAGCTAAGCCTCTTACGACTAACGTTGACATCACTGGTGTTTACCGTGGAGCGCAGGTCTGTATCTTCAAACTGCCGACGCAGTTCAACCTGACCAAACGTACCTAAATAAACACTCATGAGATCGTTACGGTAGACAACGCTCCAGTGCCTTGGAAGCTGATTTCAGCCCGAACGATGTCACCAGTTGCCGCACCAATGCTCGCGCTGGTGATATACGCGGTCATCCTAATGTCATTATTGGTAGGGCCATCAACCCAACGAAACGTCAGATCGACAGTTTGACCGCTGGAAACACCGTCAGATCCGGTCTTGAAAACGTTGGCTAGCAGATTGCTTGTGTTGATATTGCTGCTGTCGTCCTTGTAATACAGCAACGTCGCGCTGCCGCTATACCCTGAAACACCTGGAACGTAACTACGCAGATTTTCGCTTAACGTCGTCGTCTCAAGTGTTTCTAGGCTTGACTGCACCGAAAAATTAACCACCTTGGCGAGAGTCGTGCCTGACAACTGCATGACTCCATCTCTGCCGCTGTAGACCTTCGCCATCAGAGCACACCAATCAGATTCACTGTAACAGTGCTCGTTCCAGGGCGCACCTGAGCGAGCTGAGGCGAATTCTCGTAACGGTACTTATTGCCAGTCGTTTGAGCACCGAGCGCATCACTGTTTCCTTCCCATCCACCACGCGCTGATTGACCAAGATTGAACGTGTCAAAAGTGCCGCGCACAAACTCGTAGTGATCTAGAAACTGTTCAGCCTGTGCGTCAGTGATGTTTGCATAGGTGAGCTGCAGCTTCATGTTCGTGCGGTTGCTGCCATACAGAATCCGCGTTTCCGCGCCATTCTGCGCCTTAAACGTCTTGATCGGGAAATCACCCGACTCAAACGATCGGGCAGTTGGCGTCAGTGCAGGAAAGTCCATTACCTAATGTCAAAGGAACCGTTCATCGCTTCAACGATGCGGCTGCTGCCATCATCATTGCAAGGATACTCAGACGCGACAATATCAACTGTACCTTGATCTGAGAATGTCAGTTGCTCGACAACGTATGTATTGGTACTGATCTCATCGTTTTTAATCGTGAAAACTGTGTCGTGGAATGTTGTCTCAGTCACGATGCCATCAGCAACAAACATCGTTCCATCCTGAACCTCTTCAGATCCAATCTGGAAATAAACAACGTTGTAAGTGCCATCCGGCAAATCACTAACGCTGGTAACAACACCAGAACTATTGATTGTTCCAGTATTTGCGCTGCTGTAAGGGCTTGACTCAGTAGTGACTTTAATGAACGAACCAGCCTGAATACTTAAACCTTCAAGAGTGGTTGAAAAGCTAATCGTATGGGTAACAAGAGCACGCAATGCCAAGAAATACTTGGCAACCTTTTCAGCGTGTTCCTGTGAAGTGCAGAACTGAGTCAGGTCAAACTGCTCAACAGGCAGCACGTTGACACCAGCATCATCAAACAATCTGTTGTCTTGTGTCGTTTTGACGCTGATTGCCTTTTCTTCTGGGAGGCTATTTTTTCGCTCTTGTCTAAAACGTACAACCGCTCTAAAAGCCCTGCGCTCTTCTGCGCTGAGATATTCAACCCTGAAGGTATCCTCCAAGATATTGCCAGAAGTAAAGAGCTGTGCGATTGGAACAGCATCCTCAATTATCTTGCCAGACCCGCTAACCGGCAACGCTGGTTTTAAGCTAAACTTACCATCAATAATCACAAAGTTGCACAAGAAAAATGGCGCAACATCCATAATGAACTGACGCAGATTTGTTCGCTCAACAATAGGCCCGTTAAAAAATAATTTTTCATTAAATAAAAATTTTGATGTTTCAATTAACTGTTCTTTTTCAATTAAATTTGGATTGTCACGGTTCATCGCCAACAAACCACCCGCACCAGCAACTTGATCAGTCAGCAAAAAGTAGACAAGATCAGTGAACAAGTTGCTAGGACCAATTTCATCTAGATCGTTGTAAGCACGCAATCTATTTGGATGCAACCGCTCCACATGCATCCCACTAGCGAGCCAACAGCGGACTTGATCAAGCTGCGTAAAGCTGCGGCTAGCCTTCAACGAAAGCCCTGCCAACGTCAAGTTGTTAAAGGTTGGCACCTTTTCATTGATCTGCATCTCATTGACATAAACAATCTCATGCTCTGGTTTATTAAGATTTGATTTTTCTACAAAATCACGATATTGACTGATGTCAGTAACCTGCGATGACTCGACAAACGTTTCTCCTTCTACCTCAACGATTGGCGGGGTTCCTGTGTCCTCAACGTCACCAATCACAAATTGATGCCCAACCTTATCGTAAGATGTTTTAAATGGATTTGAATTGGTAGGCGTATGAAACTCTTTAAAAGTATCGCCTTTTTCCCAACCTGCATCCGTATCAGCGCCTTGAACAACCTCGATTGAGTTAATTCGCCAGCGAGCTTTGTTGCCAACATTGTAATAAGCATTGCCGTCTTCAATGCCATCACCTGACTGATAACCGACAGTGTTTAGCAGTGCTTCGCCTGTAATTTTTAGTCTTATACTTTTCCCTCCGCTTGTAAAAACTTTTTGGACAGTTTTTGTCGTTCCAACGGCCTCCTCTGGATTTGTATTGTCAAACAAGTAATACCGATATGCCTGGCTTCTTGCAGGGATTGTCTCAGCATCTGCTTCATCGTTGATTTTAAACAACATGCCTGACCATTGCATTAAATCTTGGCCGTCAGGCTGCCTGAATGGATTGCTTGACGCATACGCTGGCTCAGAACTGCCGATAGCATTTGTTCCACTCAAGCCGCGCCTAATCAGTACTTCATCACCTTTTCTGTTGCCAATACCACTGCCTTTAATTATTGCCTTTTCAAATTTCCATGAATGTGTTTTACCGCTCCAAGACGCCATATCACTACTGAGTGGATCTTTTATTACAACCCATTTAACGTGCATCCAACGACTTGATTTATTATCAATATATTCAAAGCTCAAAAATTTATATCGTCTTCCTGGTTTGTAATTAGGATCGTCAGCGTCACCAATTACTTCATGGAAAAATGCAGCAATTTTGCCTTGTGTTGTTGTTGCGTTTGATTGATTTTTTAACCGCGTCATTTGGCCACTCGCAGTATTTCCAGTCTGCGCTGTTGCTGGTAAAACTTGATTGTACGCAACTTCTATTGGCAGTATTTGGCCTTCACTTCCAGGCAGATTGCGAGCATTTCGCGCAAATTCCTTGTTTAGCTGTATGCGCTGCTTCCAATTATCTATCCTGCGTCCATTAAAATGAGCAGATATTGTTCCAATATTTGGCATATTTTTATGCTGCACTCGTTGAGACGAATCCAGTTTGCTGTCGCTATTTGTAGAAATTGATTGCGTTAATTCATATACTATATTGCTTGGAATATTGTTGATGTCACTACCTGAAATCGGCACAAATTTAAACTCAAGCTCTCGCGCTTCTAAACTTTGAAATCTGATAAAGTTGTACTGAGCAACAGGACGCTGGCCTCTGACCACAAAATAATGCTTGAATGGTACAAAATCTTCCTCAGGGGCCGATGCTAGCTTGATAAATACACGGAAGAACGAAGATCGAACAATGCTTGCTGTGATCGTTCCAGTATTGACTTGATAGCCGTCCTTGTCATATTTTTCAATCTCCTCAGGGCTTGGCAAGCTGTTAAATGCACATAAGCCATTTAAACGCTGATAAACCGTGCTCTTGATTCCAATCTCTGTTGAAACGGCTGGGCGATTGTTACGAATATTCCCAATTGCAACTTTCGTTAATGGGTAGAACTTTTCACCGATGCCCTGCTGAACGTCTTCACCGCTGTCGCCAATGTATTCATGATCTGGTTTTACTACTGCAGATTTCGACACAATACCAACTTTTTTACCAATAGAAGTAGAAGCATCAACACACCGAAGAACAATTATTTGGTCATTTGTATTTTCAGGATTGAATTGAGCTTGACTCCTGTCTATAACCTTCCAGATACATCCACCGATTTCAACTTGCTCCCCTAACTGTAAAGTTGCATCTGCCTCAACCTGCAATGCCTCAACAGTTGAATTGATTTCCTCAACGCTCTCGCGCCTGCCTTTTCGTTCATAAAAGCCTGGTATCTTTTCCCCATCGTCATCAGTTCTGCCTGCCTCAATACTACTATTACTAATTAAAAATGTTAACTTATCTCCATCTTGAACGTTGTCAATCGTTTCCCTTGTCTTGTCAATACTTCCTCCGTAAATATTCTGTTGTCCTTGAACTTTTGTCCCTTTTGGGATATTGATCGGGCTTTGTTCGTCAACACGCTTATACTCAATAAGGCCCATTCTTGGGCTATAGTTCCTGCCTTTTCCAGCTTGGTATTGGTCGCGGATTTTTTTAAGATCTTCCTTGTCAGAAGCGCTAACATTTTCATTGCCCTTTTTGTATCGAAGATAATTCAAATCGCCTGCAATCTTAATTCGCTGTATCGTTAGCGACTTCTTTGCTTCGCCAGGCGCTTCGTCGACAATCGAAACAATTCTATAGTTCAGCCTATAGCTTGTTCCATTTGCCATGGCGCCATAAACACCAAACTGCGTATTATTTGCAGGTGAATAAGCGTGGCAAAATGCTTTATCGTCATCACCATTAAATGTTGGACAGGTGAATACATCTGCATCACCTTTGACTGTTTCTGGATCACCAGTTGACGGCCCACCAATAGTGCCATACGCCTTGTCGCCTGCTGAAATGCGCCTGTTAGCAATGTCGCCGCTAGAGTCTCCCTTCCAATAAAACGCAAAGAAGTTTTTGTAAACAGAATCAAGCGCGTTGTTGCCTAAATAAATTCCCTGCAAGTCTGGTGCGGCAATACCCGTTCCAGGCACCCCTTGCTCACCAACAATAAACATTAACTTTGCTCGTTGCATGGTGCCATGGCTAAACATGCGGGACCAAACTAGCCTTAGCGTAACCAGCATCCCGCCAATGTTTTCTTCTTCAATGCGGCGGTAAAGACCAAAAATAAGCGAGATTGGCGCTGCATAATCTGCAAGCTCTGCAATCGTGTCAAAACCTCTTGACGGTGTAAACCTGCTAGCTCCCGTGACATCACCAAGATCAATAACACCACCACGCTTGTTAGAGCCTGGCATCTTCGGCTTTGGCGTTAGCAGATAAGCAACACCAGTCAGCACAAGGCTGATGGCTATATTTGTAAGAATTATTTGTGTTGCGGTTTTAGCTGCAACAGGAGCCAGTGAATTTACTACATCAGGGATACGGTCATAGGCTGCTGGCCTTACCGCTCCACGGCGCCTTGCCTCAGCCGTAAACTTTCGATACTCCTCCTCCGTTACACCAATCGCATCAATTAACTGCTTTTCGTACGGAAGCAGTGGTACGTCGTAAACAGTTGGACCGAAGACCACTGAACCTTCTCTGTTTTTGGCTGGACGTACAAAATGCCCATCTGCCAAGTCACTGCGAATGTCCAAGACTTCTCGGGCAGCAATAAGATATCTCCATCATACTCTGGCTTTTTTACGCGAACACCCCAACGCATCAGGTCACGGCACACTTCCCATTTGCTTGCCTCATACCACGACTGCTTGAACGGTGGCGCTTCAATTCCCATCCGCTCCAATGCCTTGTAACACAAGTGGATGCAGTCGATATAGCCATCACTACCATCAGCGCCAAACCGATACGGCATCCCGATCAGATCACTGCAGTCTGACATTGCTGGAAATCGGCAAGTTGCCTGCAATAGCACGCGTCAATGATCGCCTAGGAACATCCGTTCCAACAGCATCCAGAACAGAACTGAGCGCAATGTTCAACGAAACGTTGTCCCACTGACCTCCTGTCACATGCCCCGTAAAAGTATGAACAATGGTATGGCTAGCGGATGGACCAGTTACTGGATCAGGATCCTCGATGATCAAGACATCGACTTCCATCACATAATGTTCATTGACTGCTTTGACAGCCCAGGATCTGCTTAGCTCATTGTTTGGAAAAACAACGGTGGCCTCAAGACCATCACCAGTGCGGTTGACGGTGACACCAGAAAACCCAAATGGAACGAAGAAGTAATCAAGACCTCCATGCGTAATCTGTTTGCCGATAAAAAAGTTCTGAAACCTTTGGAACGGTTCTAGCTGTCCAGAATTGACATTGAAGCTCTTGATCCGTAGAGCATGGCCGAAAGCGTACTGAGTCACATTCCTAACCTCTTACGAGTGCTGCCGCTCATTTGCAGACGTTTCAGCGTTTGCTGCTCACCTTGTTTAGCACCTTGTGCTGCAGCCTGTTGCATTCCAGTTTGGAACTGATCAGCAGTCACATAATCAACGCTGTTGATA